TGCTGAAATTTGATTGATCATTTTTTTAAATTTTAATTTTTTTTTAAATTTTTTAACTTATTGTATTAACACAAAACTGCTGCACTCATTGTGTCCATTCCATAGCTCATTGGATCCATTCCAGCAACTACGCCGCGCGGATTGTTAGTTGATGGAGCTAGGCCCATATAGCGCCTTGCAATTACTGGCATACCTGAAAGCACTCCAGTTGATTGAACTAGACCTAAACCGCCCACGGCTATCATACCGTTACCAACGGATTTAACAATATCAGATTTAACAAACGTAGGTAATAATAAACCTACTGCAATTGGTGCTACTGATGCAACATACTTTTTGTATGAATCATTTAAGGTAGTGCCATTAATTGTATTGCTTACAAATCTAGCTGCTACACCTCCAGCAATTGTATACAAAGCTGAGGCAAAGTCTAGTTTCATGTCTATCGCACCCATTCTTTTTGAACGTCTGCGAGTAACTCTTTTTTTAGATGTTTTTTTTCTGCGTGCCATTTTTATTTTTTTTTATTATTAATAAAGGTGAAAAAGATTAAAGTAACTTTTTAAGTTCACTTTTTTGTATTTTTAATTCTTTTAAATATTTTTTTATTTATAATTTAATTTTATTGCTTCCAATTCTTTTTTTGTTAATACTTTAAATTTAGGAGATTTTAAATAAGTTATTAATTCATAAATTTTAGGAGCATAAGCAAATTTAATATTTTTTAAACCTTCTACTAAAGCAGTCGGAGAAGTAGCTAAAAAATTTAAATGACGACCATAAGGATATTCTACAAAATAAGCATTTAAATATTTAGCACCTATAACAATATTTTCCATTATATATAAAATTTAGTTGTGTTATGTATTTTACCTAATATATTATTATTTAAACCAATTTTTACATTACCAGATGTTAAAGTATAACCGTGTGTAAGCCTCTTTTTATCTTGTTTTAGCACTTGTTTTACTTTTGTTAAGGTATTGCTACGTTTAACCGCTTTTTTAGCCAATTTTTTCTTTTTAACACCGCTTACTACTCTAATATTAACATTATGGCTTTTACTGTCTTTATGCTTGTCGTTTGGCTTTAAAATGCCTACTTTCTTTTTTGTAGCTTTCTTTTTAACAGTTTTAGTTTTAGAAGCGTATTTTTTAGAAGCTTCTTTTACATAATCTGTCCATTTACTATATTTTTTAGGACTTTTTGCCCTTAAACTTTTAGCGTCCTTTATTATTTTTTGTAAAGTAGTCATAATTATTTTTTCTTTTTAAATATAAAAAAAGCTACTAAAGCTGCGCCGCCAATAATTAACGGGATTGTATAACCGCCACCGCCTCCAGGCTTATCAGATCCACCCCCAAAAAGATTAGTTAATGCGCTTGGTTCGGGTGCCATTTCATTTTTACTATTTATAAAATATTTTTGATCTAAATAACCTGAAGCTACTCCTTCATTAATAATAAAAGCTAGATCAACATTTTTTGTTTTTTGCCAAATTTCAGGAAGCCAGTCCATTCTTTTAATCGAAATAAACGGTTGCGGCACTCTTTGTTCAACTCCGTCTTTTGTGCCTACGCCCCACCAAAGTTTAGGATTAGCCGACTTTGGACTTAATCCAAAATCTTTATACCATTTAAAAGCTATTCCCATAGCTTTATCGTAATCACCAGTTGTAAAGCTAGTATCAAAAAGGAAATTTTCTGATCGCCCTTTAATTAGCGGGCCTATTAAAGTTAAAAAACTTGAAATTGTACTTCCAAAAATTGGTATAGCACTGGCGCCTGCCGTTATAACATTTACCAATCCGCTACCCTTTGGCGGCGTATTTACTGATGAACCTGGACCGGTTGCACCTGGTCCGCCGCCTTTAGGCTTTAAAAAATCAAATACCCCGTTTATTTGTGCTTGTTGATTAATTCCCGAAAGTGCCATTAATGCCATATTTTGAATTTTTTTATCTTTATAAAAATTAGGTTCTTTTTTTTCGTTAAAATTATCTAGTACGGCGTCACACCATATTTCGTTATTGCTTCCTGGATTAATAACAACAAAAACATGCTCAGGCGTTCTGCTTCCGTCATATGCTGCAAATCGATAACACAAATCAAATATTTCGCCAGTATTACGTCTATAACTGTCTAAAATTCCAGCAATAAATAAACTCATATGTTTACAATCACCGTTTTTTGTTGCTAAAATTGCTGCTGGCGTTTTTACCGTTTGCAATTCATCAGGCTCAATTTGATACTGTATATTTTTTTTTAAAAAATTAAAAACTTTTTTAGCCGTATCGTAATAATTGCCGCAATCAAAAAAATAAAATAATTTATCGTAATCTCTTTCGCTTTTATTGTGCTGCTTTAAAATAGCATTAATAATGTCGTTAGTTGTTTGATCGTAACTAATTATTTTTTGATTATTTTTAAAACTATCTAATTTACTCAATAAATTCATTTATGGAAATTGAATTTCAAAATTTAAAGGAATAAAAATAAAGTCAACCACTAAATTACCTCTTAATTGAATAATTTGATTTTTAAATTTATTAGAAATTAAAATTATTGCAGCGTCTGCCAAATTTAAATTTACATCAAAAGCAATAACCGTTTTTTGTTGCGCTTGTAAAGTTTTGTTTATGTCCTGGTAAATTGTACCAACAACTTTATTTTGTAGTAAAATTTCTGCCGATACTTTTTGGACGTCTGCCGTTGTTTTTGTAGGATTTTCAACTTCTAACTGGACGTTTACAATTGGTTGTAAAAATGTGCCGCCGTTAAAACCAATATTTTTTAAACCAATATTTATTTTTTGTGACAAAATAAATTTTTTGTAACCGATCCAGGCAAGAAAAGCCAAACCGATATAAATTAAATTTTTTGACACTAAAAAAAAATTAAAAATTGATAAAAATTAAAAAAGATTTCCAAATCTACAAAAAAATTTTAAACCGCCAAACATTTTTTTTTTTCACGGGTATGTGTATGGAACGGGCGAAGGGTAATGGCCCCCCCTTTAGGGGGGGGGCCATTCCGCCCGTTCCGTACCCGTTCGGTACCAAAATACACCCTAAAATTTAAAGAATTTTAGACATAAAAAAACCCTAAAAATTAGGGAAAATTTAACAAAAATTTAATATTTATTTATACTTTGATTTTTTTCACCTTTAAAAAAACCTTATGTGAAAATTTTTTAGTTTCCTTGCAATAAAAGTTTATTTCAACCGCGTTTTTGGTCAAAGCAAAGCTTGTAAACTGGTCCAGTTTTAAAGGATCATTTAAAATATTTCGGTATTTATAAGCTTTTTTTTGCTGATCAAAAAAAATTGCCGTAAAATAATTGGTTTGTAACATAATTTTATTATTTTTGAATTGAAAAAGGTCGAAGTAAAATTTTAAAATTTTATTTTAGCTAAAAAATGCCCCGTTATTAAAACAATAGAACGGGGCTTTATTTTTTTTATGTTTTTTTGAATACTATCTAAAATAGTTAACATTCTTAATCTAATTCTTTCTTTTTTTTCTGCCTTAGTTTCTTTTTTATTTTTTGTATTTTTAGAGATAATCTCATTAAAAAAATAAAGATCCAAATTTTTATTTTTCTCATGTTCTTGCATTTTTAAAATTGTTTACGGTAATCAAAATATTCGTTTTGTGTATTTTTTGAAATGTAGTTTTTGTCTTTAAAATACTTTAAATAACTTTTACTAAAATTAATACCTCTATTTTCAATTTTTGATATTTCAGTTATCAAATTTTCGTACTTAAAATATTTTTGTTTTTCAAAAATAATATTTAAAATATTGTTATGCTCTTGATCCGTATAATTGCTAAAATGCTTTATTTTAGGCTCATTTACGGGCAAAGAATTAATTTGTATAAACTTATTGTCATCAATTGAATATTGTATTTCTATGGGCTTAAAACCGCCTGAAGATCTTAAAAATTTAGGCTCTAAAATAAATGATCCGCTTTCCTCTTTTTTGACCGATAAAGTACTTTGCGCCCATCGATCAGTATTACTCCCCAGGTGGCCCAAAGTTTTGCCTTCATTTTTGCCAGTATGCAATATCCCAATTAATAATAAATTGTGTACGGTAGTAAGTTCTTTTATATAGTTTACTACTTTTCTACATTCAACTTCATCGTTATAATTCATAACAATATCTAATAAACCATCTAAAATAATAATACTACATTCAGGCGTATTTTCAATGTATGCCTGAATCATTAATTTTATTGTTTCAGGGCTTTCTTTTCGTAAACAAAAACTGTCAAAAAATGTGGGTAACTCGTTAATATCTGCTACATCTTTAATCCTTGACATGTGCTTATAAAAGTCAAATTCGCTGCTTTCAGTATCAATATAAAGTATTTTATTGCGACCTGGTAACGTTTGAAGTTTCATCCCAAAAATGTCATAAACTCCAAAGCTAGACGCAACTATTGACGTGGTAAAAGTACTTTTACCGCTTTTTGGTAATCCATTAAAGGGACTAAGGGCCTATAAATTAATATAGGCCCTTAGCCCCCGCTTATAATAATATAGTTTTGTATTGAACCAATATTTTGCCCCTGGATGGAAAGTAAAATTTGCTCTTTAGGTGGCTGATATCCGCGCTTGTAAGCGTTTTTTTGTAGTTCAAGGTATAAAGGGTTAGTTATCATTAAAAGTTTATTAAACTGTCAGCTAATAAAGCAAAAATGATTAGTATAATAAATAGTATTAAATCTCTTTTCATAAATTTTTTTTTAAGGATTATTTAATTAAATACTCAATCCAGGCCTTTGCACTTTTTAAAGTTTTATATTCCTGGTTAAAAGGATAAATTACAAAAATTTTTGTTTTTGGGTTATATACAATTGTATAACCTTTGTAGGCAGTATATTCCATTATTTTAAATTTTAAAGTAAAAAAATAGACCTAATTAGGCCATTCAGTAATTTTAACGTCTAAAATGTCACATCCAGCAGTCTGCAAAAATGTAACAATATTGTTACTTTCAACAAAAGCGGCGGTAAAAAATAGGGAATTTAATTCAATTGTATATGAATACAATGTACGATTGTCATCGTTTCCAAAAAAGAAACGAAATGTTGCTTTGATCATGTAAATTAAGTTTTAAGATTATAGATTAACAAAGATTATATAATTATTTTGATATAACCTAATTTTTAACAAAAAAAAATCGGAGTATAGAAATACCCCGATTAAATCTATGAAAATCCTTAATTTACAAAATCAGCTCAAAAATAACTTTTTTTCTGCATTCCGCCTACTAATTAATCCCTTTACTTTTACTCCATTATCAAAAACCCATCTATCAAACTGGTCGGCTACTATCTTTTTATCTGCACCGCTATTTAATAACCTAAGTAAGCTTGAAGCTTTAAAGGCTTCTAAACCGACATTATAAGTAAAAGAAATAAGGGCGTTTAATTCGTTGTTATTTAATGGTACTTTAACCAAATTTTTAATTTCAACCGCGTCTTTACTAGTTGTAATTTCTAGCCATTTTTGGGCCTGCTCTGCCGTAATAATATCGCCTTGCTGAACCTTTCTTTGTTTGTCAAAATCATACGTTGATCCGTAACCAATTGTCCAAACGCCGCCGCTATCCTGATAAGCTTTTAAATACAACCCCCCTTCAGCTTTTTTTATAAAATTTAAAGCTTTGGTTAATCCTGATCCCTTAGTAATTGCAGTTATACCCAAAATTCCTAGTATTATTAAAATTATATTTTTATTTTGCTGAGTCATTTAATCTCTTTGTGTGGTCTTTAGCAGCCCAGCCAAGCAATAATAAACCAATAGCCCTAATTAATCCCTGTATTCCTGTATTAACAGGTATTACCTCTGAACTAGCGGCTAATACACCGCCTAGAGTTGTTTTCCAATTTTGTAACATATTATTTTTCTTTAGTTAAAAAATCTAATTTAGTTTCAATTCTTGCTAATTTGTCTATAATATCGATACGATCTGATTTTATTTCTTTCATATCTAGTTCGATTTCTGATAATTTTTTTTTTGTAGTTCCGTAAAAACTACCAATAAAAATAATTGTGCCAACAAATGATCCTATATAAAATAAATTTTCCAAATTAGTCTGCATATTAAATTAATGTAACGCCAATTTGTTGAGCCGTCCAATTATATATAAATTCGTTACCGTCTGGGCTTGTATTAAAACTTTCATAATCATTACCTTCTAAAGTTAAATTGCCACTTTGTAAGCTTGTATTTGTTTCAGTTAATAACTGATAATATATTGTAACGCTAGTGCTAAAATTATCTGATCCAACACAATTTAAAATTGTTGCCGTTCCTAAATTAAGCGGAAATATTACTGGTTGTATTTGCTTCATAATTATTTATTTTCTAAATATTCAATTCTTGATAATAAAAGTTCAATTCGTTCATTTAATTCTTGTATTGCTTTTATATAAATACCATCAAATTGATTGTAATTAATACCTTTTAAATTAGTTGATGGCGTTGTAAATACCGCCTCGGGTATAATTTTTTCTACATCTTGCGCAATATTGCCAATTTGTAAACCTTCGCCATAATTTTTATATTCATCAATGTATTCAAAAGAAATAGGATTAAGCTGCATAATAGCGTTTAAACCATATTTTAAAGGTTCAATATTTTCTTTTACTGATATATCAGAAACGGGAGCCGATAAATTACCGCTTGCATCAGCCAAAACCGCTCTTGATCCCGTACCAGCTAAATTTACTATTGTTACTACGCCAGCGTTATTAATATATAATTTTGCAAAATTATTGGTACCTAATATTAAATTATTTGCATCACCAATAATATATTGGTTAGAACTAGAATTCCAACATACAACATTACCATATGGCAAAGTTAAATCGCCAGTAATTTTTGCACTTCCCGTAACTTGCAATTTATTAACTGTATCATCAGTAGTTGAATTAATTAATAAATTTCGCCCTGTTGTAAGGCGCATTGCTTCTCCAGTAGTTGCCATATCTGAATTAGTATGAAAGCGAATTGCTCCACCTGATCCAGCTAATAAAGCCCCGTCGCCGCTTGTATTATCAACGCCAATAGTAAAAAAAGTTGCTCCATTTGATAAATTAAAAGATAATCCGCCTGTATTAGGATTAGCAGATACAGGAGCTTGAATTGTTAATCTTGAAACAGGCGTTGAAGTTCCTATACAACTATTACTAGAAAAATTTGCACTTGTACCGTTTAAAGTACCTGTTAAAGTTCCGCCCGTTAATGGCAAATAAGCAGATAAATTTGAAGTTAAAGCAATAGTACCCGTTGCGTCTGGTAGTGTGTAAGTTCTATCAACTGTCAAAGATGATGGTTGAATAGTTCCATTTGCGCTATTTCTTAAAGTTAATACGCCATATCCAGCACCCGTTAAATTTCTACTTAATGAAGCTAATAAGCTATATCCAGTAGGTTGTATTAAAAAGTCATCTGCTTGTACACTACTTATAAATACTGTTGAATTATTTGCACTACTAATTCGAATTGCATTTGTAGTTAAAGCAACATTTAAAATTTCAAAAAAATCTGTTGACGAATTACCAATTCGCCATTTTGCAGTAGAATTTTTTGCAAAACCAATTAATGATTGATTGCCCGCAGTATTATTTATAGCAATTAATGGACTTGTTCCGCTTCCGTGAACGTCTAAATTATTTGAAGGCGTATTAGTATTGATCCCTAATCTATTATTTGTATCATCAAAAAATAAATTGGTATTGTCTTGTGTAATTAATCCAGCCGTTCCAACAAAGGGGACTGATCCTTGTGTTAAACTTGTAATTGTTGCGCTATTTGTACTTATTCCGCCCGCCGTTACTGATATACCTACATTTGACGTATTGCCGTTTGTAGTTACTTGTTGTAAAGTTCCCGCGCCGCTGCTTACATTGGCTATTAATACCCAAGACGTCCCAGTATCTTCATATATTGCCGCCGTATCATTTGCAATAAATAATCTTCCTGCAAATCCAAATGCAGGCCTATTTGCAAAAGTATCCGTATAAATTGCAGGACTTCCCTTTTGATTAAGTACGTTGACATTATATGAAAAACCCATATATTAAAATATTTTTTTTACTACTATCAAATTATTTTGGCCCGCGCCAGTAAAATTAATTTGTAGAGTAACCGTTGTAAATTCATTTTCGTTACCATCAATCACAAAACTTTGTGATGGCCCTAAAGTTACATTTTCAATTACCGCCGTTGTAGTTCCCGCATTAATAAAAATAATACTGTTACAATCCGTTGGAATTGATTGAGCCGTGTTATACGCTATAAATACGGGTGTATAATGTGTCATAATTAGCAAGTATATATTTGTTTTGAAATTGCTTTGTTTTTAGACTTAAAATAAGCTAATTGGCTTGGACTTAAAACTTCGCCTGGCGTTGGCTGAATTTGTTTTTTGTCCCAATAGGTAGGCGTTACAATTGCAAACGGTGGCAAATTAATTGCCTTTGCTTTGTTAAATAGATTATTAGGATCCATATTGCCTCCAGGTTCGGTATTTTTATAAACTTTATACAAAAGAAAAATTATTGCCCCGTAAATTAAAACTTCGCTTGTTTTCATTATTATAAAATTTTATTATTATTGATAAAATTCATTTTCATTAATATTGATTGGATCATCAACAATAATGCGACTTTTAGGCTTTTTATTTTTTGCATAAACATATATGCCTAATAATAATAAAGCTATTGTTATATATATCTTATTTTTTTTCATTATAATCCTGAATTATATACTCCACCGTACGGAATTTGATTTAATATAGTACTACTTACAACAGTAGGCGCATCATAACCGCGTTGCGCCCATTGATCTAAAGTTAACCCCCATATTTTACCATCTTCCAAAATTTGTTGCTCATTGCCATTATCTGCAAGTACTCTCATACCTTCAGTTAATCCACCTGGATAAGTAGGTCTTTGAGGTAACATATCAATAGGAAATAAATTGTCTACTGGTGGCGGTGGCGGTGGTGGTGGTAAAATAGCGGATGTTTTTTTGTTTTTAAACAAAAAAAACGCTGCAATAACTACCGCCCCAATAATTAGTAAATTTTCATTTTTCATTAAAATCTAAATTTAATTCCTTTACGTTTGTAATTATCGTTAATTAAGTTAATTTTTTCCCTTGATAAATTACTAGTTATAAATTCAGTCAATCCCATTGGCGAGCCGCTAGGGATCCCAAAAAGATACTCTTGTCTTTTACCAAAAGTTTTAATTAAATAAATTGCGTCAGCGTCATTTTGTATTCTTGATACTTGATATCCCGCTTCATCTTTGTCATCTGCTATTGCGCTATATCTTAAAGAATTGTAAATGGCATTTGCAATTTGATCAAACTCTGCTTTACTTCTAGATAAATCAATTCCCCTAGCATTTAAATTTTTTTCTATTTCCTCAATGTTTGCAACTTCACTTTTTTCTTTTTGTATTTCCTCATTAGTTTTAACAATACCCAATTTTTGAAATAGTGGCCTTATTACTACTATATAAGCAGCAAGCGCAATACCTACATTTGTTAATAACTTCTTATTATCTTCACTTATTGCCATATATTTTTTATTTCATAAATCCCAAAAGCATCTTATAAGTACTATCGTCAATATTAGCCAAATAATACAAATGATCACCGTAGTTTGCATCTTTGCGACTTAAAATTTCAATTGCTTGTAACGCCTTTTGTTTTTGTTCATCAGGAATACCCGCCAGAGCCGTCACAGTTGGCGCCATTGGTCCAGGTGCCGCAAATTTGTTTATTATTAATCCCAAAGCACCAATTGCCATTTGTTGAAATTGCTCATTTTCTAAAATTCCCGCTAAGCCCTTCGGTTTTTCTTCTTCTTCAAATTCTTCTGCACTTAATTTTGATATAATCAAATTTTGCCCTTCAATCATTTTTTCTAATAAACGGCTTAAATTTTGATCAGGTTGCGTTTGCTGCATTCCACTCATCATTGGTAAATACCTTTCAGCTTTATTTAATTGAAAAACTATTTGCGTCAAGCTTTCAAGATCTTTGCCCCTAGCAACTTTCTTTTTTTCAATTAATTGTAAAATATAAGGATTGGTATTATCAACATTTTGCTGGATGGCCCTTAAAGCTTCAGACAATTTTTGCAATCCAATTTCCTTCTCATCTTCATCAAAATAAAAACGGCAATATTCAACCTTCGGACTGGTTCCCGCAAATATTTTGTAATGCGTTGCGGGACTATTTTCGTAATAGTCAAGTACATCTTCTAACCTATGTAATTCGGGCTTAAATACTGCCATTTTTAAATTATTTATAATTTATAGTAAACTCCAAAAGCATATACGCAATTGGTTGTACCCGCTGCACTAGCAAGTGAAATAAAACTTTTTGTCCACGATATAACCATATTGTTAATATCAGGTAATCCGTTTAAATATGGATTAGGCGTTGCGGAACTGATAATATTATTAAAAGCCAATAAAGGCGCATTATATATTAATTGCAAATCGCCACTGTATAATGTTAAAAAGCTTTTTTTAAGATCTGCTTCCGTTACCATTGTGCTACCACTATTAGGCGAAGCACTTAAAACTCCAGGCGTATAACATTGGATATTTTGTATCATGGCATTTGCCAAATTAGGCAAATTTGGAAAGTAAAAACGGGTGTTTGTACTTCCTGATGGAATAGCAACCTCTACCGCTTCGTATCTGTTTAAAATTGGCATTGTTGTATTTTTTAAAAGTTATAAAAGGCCAGGCGTATGCGTCCACCTGGCAAGACGGCGATTGGGATCGGCTTTTTTATTTTACGCTTGTAACGTTTTGGCAAAGAATAGTTCTAAATATTGCAACAATACGGCTATCAGCTTTTACGCTTGAAATAGCAGCAGGCAAAACAATGCTAGCAACAATATTTGCACCACCATTTAAAAGCAAATTTGGCTCAATTGGATAAAAACCGTTATCGGCTGCATCAAATTGATCTACTGGAAATACAGTTTGCGCCGTAATTCCTACTCCGCCCTGGGTTTGTGGAACGTAATAACTTCTTAAAATATCATAAGCAGGTAAAACGTTTTGGTTATTTACTTGAATAGATAAAAAACCGTTATAAAGCGTTAAAGCTGCATCAGCTTGCGCGGAACTAAATTCGCCCGTTGCTGTTGACGGATAAGACAAAACACGAAATGCTGTATCGGTTGAACTTGATGGAGCCGCTAAACCAACAAATAAACTACTTACAACATGGACGTCTTGAAGATTGACGCGCCTTTCTGTATTAAAAATTGTACTTGAATTATCGGTAACAACAATTGGTAAGCGGTAATTTGTAACGCTTGAAGATATTGCAACTTCTGATCTTACATAAGATTGCGTTAATACTGCCTGACTTACGTCATATCCTTGAGATTGAACGAAAGACCTTGCATTCTCAAAGGTCAAACGTGCTGAAATTTGATTGATCCTTTT